GCCACGCTTTTACTCACCTTAGCCGTTCACAATGCCGATTTCCGAAAAACCCTTGAAGCCGTCATCGTTCAAGCTCACGAAGCTCTCGGAGATTCGGGAGAACCCGAACAACCCGCGGACGATTAAAGAAGACAAGTTCGAGAAACTTGTTAGAAGCATCCAGACCTTCCCGGAGATGCTCGAAGCGCGACCCATAGTAGTAAACCCGGACGGCTTAATTATAGGGGGGAATATGAGGTACAAAGCCTGTAAAGCGGCAGGACTCACACAAGCCCCTGTTTACTTCGCTGCCTGGGGAGAAGCTAAAGAAAGAGAGTTCACGATCAAAGACAACACAAGCGCAGGAGAACACGACTTCGATATCCTTGCGAATGAATGGGACGCAACCGAATTAAATGAATGGGGCCTTAACGTATGGGATCCACAAGAAGAAGAGCAAGAGAAAGAGGAGAAACCAAAATGCGAACTCTGCGGCAAGTAATGGAAGCGGTAAAAACCCACAAATCCAACACCAAAAAAGAGGCGATGTTGGAAGCCCTCGAAAAGTCACTCGGTATTGTATCGACCGCCGCGAAGATGGTAGGTATCGACCGCTCGACCCATTACGCATGGCTGAAGGCAGACGAAGAATATAAGAGCGCGGTTGCATCGATTCAAGACGGCGTTCTCGACTTCGCAGAATCCCACCTTTACAAGCTGGTAAAAGAAGGCAACCCCGCCGCTACTATCTTCTTCCTAAAGACCAAAGGCAAGAAGCGCGGATACATCGAACGGCAAGAGATAGAGGTACAAGAAAAGAAGCCGCTCTCATGGCTCGATGAGTAAACTGCCCGCCCGATTTCACAGTATATTGAAACGCATTGAAAAATTATAAAGTCGAACGCATAAAACACGAAGAGTGCAAGCCGTGGATTTTGGGCAGGCATTACGCACGTCGGATGTGTTCCATTAGCTACGCGTTCGGTCTGTATGAGAACGGCAAAATGCAAGGAATTTGCACCTTTGGAAAACCCGCTAGTCCGTGGTTGTGTGTTGGTATCTGTGGGCCTGAACACGCCGGGAGCGTATATGAGCTTAACCGTTTGTGCATCTCCAACAAAACCCCCAATATTCTTAGTTGGTTCTTGGCTAAGTGTCTCAGACAACTTCCCCCTCTTATTGTGGTTAGCTACGCCGATACGTCTTATGGTCATAAAGGATATATTTACCAAGCGACCAATTGGATTTATACAGGAGCAACAAAAGAGCGGACTGACATAGGTACGGCAAACGGCAAGCACTCGCGCCACTATCAAAAAGGAGTAAACCACCCGCGAAAACATCGCTCAAGCAAACATCGCTATATTTATTTTGTAGGCTCAAAGACCCAGCGCAAAAGATGGCGTAAGGCTCTGAATTATGCCGTGGAACCATATCCAAAGGGTCAAAACCGTAGATATCAAGAAGCACCTATCTATACGCAAGCGAAGTTGTTTTGAAACTCCCCGCCACATATTACCACGTAAGGAACTCAAAGAAACGCATCCAGGTACACCAAGGCGGGACGCGATCGGGCAAGACGTACTCGATACTTCAAAGCCTTATAGAACTCTGCCACAAGAACTCCGGACTCGTGGTTACCATTTGCCGCAAGACATTTCCCGCCCTTCGTGCTACGGCTATGAGAGATTTTTTTGAGATACTCCAAAACGAAGACGCCTATAATGTCGAGCTTCACAACAAATCGGAAGCCACTTATCAGCTTTGGGGCAACCTCGTGGAGTTTATTTCGGTGGATCAACCGCAGAAGGTGCGAGGGCGTAAACGAGATGTTATCTTTATCAACGAAGCCAACGAGATAACCCTCGAAGATTGGCGGCAACTTATACTCAGAACGACGGGGCGAATCATAGTAGACTTTAACCCCTCAGATGAATTTCATTGGCTTTACGAATTACCCGACCGCGATGACTGCGACTTCTACAAAACCACGTATAAAGACAACCCATTCCTACCGCAAAGTGTACTCCTGGAAATTGAACGCTTCAAAGAAGCCGACGAAAACTTCTGGAGGGTTTACGGTCTTGGTGAAAGAGGCACGGCACAAAGTACCATCTTTACACATTGGAAAGAAATAGACCAGATACCGAATGAATTTAAACTCCTCAACATCGGCCTCGACTTCGGATATACGAACGACCCAACCGCAATCGTGCGAGTGTACACCGACGGCCACGGATTCGCGGTGGACGAACTGTGCTACGCAACGCGCCTCACTAATAGCAATATCGCACAAATGCTCCGAGATAATAACGTCGATAGATCGGATGTTGTCGTATGTGACTCCGCTGAACCAAAGAGCATCGACGAGATACACGGCCACGGATTCAATACTCACGGAGCAAGAAAGGGACGCGATTCGGTTAGAAGCGGAATCCAGTTTCTCCATTCGCGCCCGCTACTTATCACGGCGCGAAGTGTGAACCTCATCAAGGAACTACGCAACTACAAATGGAAGGAGGATAAAAACGGCAAGCAATTGAATGAACCCGTAGATTCATTTAACCACGCTATCGATGCGATGCGGTACGCGATTACTTTCAACCAAACCAACCCCAACTTCGGCTCCTACGCTATCGGATAGAAAAAAAAAATAAAGAAAAGTTTGGAAACTAAAAGAAAAGTTTCCTATATTTGAGACATCAAACGAAACAAACAAACCGATATGAACACAGCAACAGCAATCCAGGAGTTAAGCCAAGTAAACTTCGAAGCAATCATTCAAGCCGCTTGCAAGCAATTCACCGACGCTTGCTTTTATGAAGGTCTAACAGTAGAAAAAACCCAACAACTGCTGTACAGCAAAGAAGGCCTTGAGACAATAGCAAAGCTCGCAGCGAAAGCAATCTAAGCGAAGCCCCTCCGGGGGCTTTTTTTTTGCCCTAACTTTCCGGACGTAAGGAAACCGAACAAAGCAAGTTATTTAAACGATGGAATTACGCCTCCCTCATAGATGGTCGGATCTCACGCTCGGTGAGCTTCAGGTTATGATGACAAGCGAGAACCAACTCGAACGCATCTCTATTTGTACGGGGCAATCCGTAGAGAAGTTACGGACGATGCCTCAGAAGCTCATAGAAGCCGCAGGCGCGCATATAGACCAACTCTTAACCCAAGAAACCGCACGATTTGAAAAGGTCGTTGAGATGGACGGTAAACGATTTGGATTTATTCCCGATTGGGACGCATTCACGGCGGGCGAATGGATAGACCTAGAAAACTACCTCGAAGACTTTTGGAAGAACGCGCATAAAGTAATGGCGGTTCTATTCCGGCCTGTTACCTACGAACTCGGAGACAAATACGAGGTAAAGAAATACACCGCCAAAGAAGACGCTTCCTTATTTGAAGATATGCCCGCCGACCTCGTATCCGGTACGCTGCTTTTTTTTTGGACTACCAGAAACGAACTGCTGCTCGATATGAAGTACTCTTTACTGGAGGTAGCGGGGGCAGCGATCCGGTCGGCGAAAAATGGGGATGGTATCACGTCCTCCACGCCCTCGCAGGAGAAGACCTCCTCAAGATGGACAAGGTTACGGAACTCCCTATCCAAGTGGTATTTCAACACCTTTCGTATTTAAAAGACAAGCTCGCACATGATCACGTTTAACAACATAGTCGAACGCTTTAAGGTATTCGCTGACGCGCACTTCTTTATCAAGTCGTTTTCGTTCGGTTCACCTGATGAAATAGACCTAGCAAAGTTTACGAACTTTCCGCTTATGCATCTCGTTTATACGGGGGCCACTTACGATCCGGGAACGAAGACTTACAACCTTGAAGTATATATCCTCGACGTACCCGCCGATAAGACGAAGAAGGTAGACCGACAGAAAGAGCTGGTAAGCGATTCAGAACAATGTGCGGAGGACATTATAGCGGACATAAAGAACGGCGGAAACATCTTCTTATTTGCACAAGATTACGAGGTTGTAAATGCCACTACTACCCCACTCGAAGAAGAGACAAAAAACGTACTCTCCGGGGTGCTGCTCGACTTGTCCGTTTCCATCCCTTACGACTGGGACGCCTGTAATGCTCCAATCGATGGAGTAACCCCGGAAGGCGGAGACGAAGTAGCTTTCGCCCGACGCGGTATCTTGCGAATGTTAACGGTCGATGGTGTTACCGACGTTCTCAGCGTTCGAACAATCAAAGTAACTAACGGCACGTTAACCGATAACGGCGATGGAGTTGTTACCCTCGATACAGGGGGCGGAGGGGCGGAATCCCTAGACGATTTATCGGACGTTGATATTGTCGGCACTCCATCGGGCGGGGATGTACTTTCATACAATAGCGGAACAACCAAGTTCCAACTAAACGGAGGGCTGCAAGAACTACTCGCAAACTTCAAGGCGAGCGGTACGGGGGCGCAAATGTTCGACACCCTTAACGATACTTCA